AGAACCTGTATAATCTAAAAATACTTGAGATGGTGATGTTGGTCTTGAACCAAATAAACCAAATAATCCACCTCGTTTTCCATTACCAGCCGCCTTAACCGCCGATTGGGTTGAGTTGATATCACGAGCTTCGTAATAACTTCCCGGTATTGGTGAAAATGGTAATGTAAAACCAGCAATACGTTGGACAATATCTTGACCTTGTGATAAAATATTTCCACCACCTGATGTAATTTTCCAATCTCTATAAATTAAAGGTTTTTTTCCTGCTAAGATTAAAGATAAATTAACGGGGTCTTGAACACCATTTAATATATTTACTCTACCTAGTGTCTCAGTTCTAACATTTTGGTCTACTCTATATTGAAAAGATTGCTTTGCTCCTTTAATACCTAATCTAGCCAATTCTGAATCATCACTAGCGGGGCCATTATCACCAACGGGGTCGGCTTGTAATAAAACTGAAAATGGTGAATATGATGATGGTCTAAAACTTGGTGGGTCCCAATAAGTGGCGTTTTTCTGTACTTTAATAACATCACCCATGTCATAATAGGTGTATTGGTTTCCTGGCGAATAAACATTTTTAATGTATTGTCTTTTTTGGAACGATACTGAGTATAATTGTAATGCTTCGGTATATGGTGGTGTTTGAGTATAAGGACCTTGGTTTGATAATGTTTGTTGTGTATTAATTAAACCATCAATATTTTTATTATACCCACCTAAAGGACCAAACGTATTGTTTGTATATAATTTGTCGGCATATGGGTCAGCATCAATTAATGCATCAGGAGAATCAATAACCGAATAATCACTTCTAATATATTCATCAACACCCGATACACCTACAGGAGTATACACACCAGGTTTCGCATAAGGTTTTAAATTCCTTACCAATAATGAATTTCTTACGAATTGTGTTTCAATAAAGGTTAATTTACTTGGCATGTTGTTGTATCATCTATAAATAGACGCGCCTTTATTTTTTTATTTAATTTATCCGGTGTTGTTTGGAACAGAACTATATGGACCCTTGACACTACCATCACTAATCATTTTATTAATTTGTTTAATAAATGTTTCGTTTTTAAATAAATCATACACTTGGGTGTCAGTTAAATTACTAGTATTTCCATTTGGTGTTGTAACTTTAATTTCAATCGCACCTTTATAATTAATATCTTCAACTTTTATTGTTTGATTATTTGATGATTGTGATTGGTTTGCGTCCGCTTTATTTGTCATTGTTCCTGATGCGGTGGCTTTTGCTGCCAATTTTTTAAGTCCCGTAACCGCCAAATCTGCTGCTTCAGCAATTTTATTTCCTGAACTAACATATGGTTGAATAGCGGCTTTAAAATCAATACTTGTGATTGATTGTTTTATGTTAGAAAAACTTTGTTGTACATCCGCACCAGCATTTTTAAAAACTTCAGCAATTTTCGCAGGACCTCCTTCCCCTTTTAATAAATCAAGAATACTTTTACCCGTCTCATCATAAAATTTATCAATAGATGCTATAGCCCCTCTTTGGTTTCCAATTGTTTTATCGGTTGCCGCCATTCCAACTTGTGTAACACCACGACCAAATTCTCTCAGTTCTCTTGGAGCTTTTGAACCCGCTATTGGTGCTGCGACACTATCAACTAACCTATTTATAGCTGCAAGTTGTAACTTTTCAGTATCTAATTGAGCCTTTGCAATTTCTTCAACAGTAACGGTTTCTTGTGATTTTTTTATTTCATCAAGGTCCGCAGGATTAATTTCAGAAACCAATTTATCCATTCCCCCAACTTTAACTGTAAATCCACCCTTGTCTTTGTTATATTCGGCTACATTAGCAATAAATTGTTTGGATTCTTCATCCATTGAGTTTGTTTTGAATTCGCCTCTAATTTTGTTCAACTTTTGTTGACCTACAGACATCTTAACTAATTCTTCATACGCAATACCAGTTTGCTTTGCAATCTCCCTTAAATCACGTTTTGCATTTGGAAAAACTTCAAATTGTTTTGTTTTTTCGTTAAAAAATGTAAATTTTTCGGTCATCTTAACAACTTGATTCTGTAGTTCTCCCGCATCTTCAGATGCTAAATACATTAATCTAAATGGGTCCGCTAAATCACCAGCAGCAACACCTAACCTTTGGAAGGTTGATACCATATCAACAGCACCTTCAGGGTCAAATACACTCGCCGCAAAATCAAAAATTTGATTCATATTGATACGTAATCCTGCCGCTTGTGCCGACATTTTAGCCAAACCAGCAACACCGTTTTCAAAACCAAATTTGTTTATATTACTTAAATTGTCTTGGACAAGTTTAAATACTGCACTTGTGTTAACACCAACTTTTCTTGCGGTATCAACAGTTAGTTGAATGTTTTCTTTGATTTTTCCTGTTTGAACTCCAGCGTCTTTGAAATCAGCAACCATCTTACCAATTTCATTTGAGTCTATTCCAACTGCCTGTCCCGCAGCATATAAATCACCTACAGTTTCTCCAAGAGTTATTACATTTGTATTTAAACTATCGGCAATTCCTCTTTGAATATTCTGTACATCTGTTAACCTTCCACCTAAACCTATAACCAATGGTGTCGCAACCGCTAATTCAACAGCTAAACCTTTAATGGCCATTTGGGTTTGACCAAAAGTTTTAGAAATGTCTGCCGACATTATATCAAATTCTCTTACTAAAAATTTGGTTCTATCTGCTAATTTAGAATAACCCTCATCAATTTTTTTTGTAAAATCACTGATAACATCTTGAGCCGCCTGTGAAGACGCTGTACTATTATTTGGGGGATTACCTGGTGGTGGAGATGCTTGCATATTCTAATAAATAGAATAAAACTTATTTTTGATAAGATTCTATTAATTTGTCCACCATATACCTACGAGCATATGTTGGCATTTTTTGAAAATCTGTCCAAGACATATGTAAATCTCGGCTCAGAATAAAAAATTCGTCTAATTGAAATTTCCTATATTCAGAAGAAAACCCGAAAAAACTCCACCCCAAAGGCGATTTCAACATCTACCTTGTTTCCTGACGGGGCTATAACTGTTTTAGTTAAATCTAATCTTGGTTCATTTTCATCAATAAATTTTCTAATGAATTTTGAATCCATAATTGGTAATCCTTCAACAAACTTAATAATAGTTGACTGTGTTGTGTCACCATTAACAGATACAATTTGTTTTTGAAGTTTCATTGTAACTCTTGGAGCGACTCTTCCAGCGGGATATGAATCAGCCACCTTACTAATTTCTTGAATTTCTTTATATAGAAGTGGTTTTAATTTAACGGTTGCTTGTGACTTTGGTAAAACAACATCAAAAGTACCATCTTCGTTGGGGTCTGTAGATGGTTTTCTAAAATCTAATTCGTCCAACAATATATCGGCAGAAAATCTTTTTCCAGTCTCAGGGTCGTTAATACTGATTTTATATTCAGGTCCAAAAGAAGTATTTCTTAAAAATATTAAAATTGCTTCAATATCTCCATTTAACATTTCATCAGGTTTTAAATCTGGTTCGTACAATTTTGAACGAACTAATGTCATAATCATATCATCGGTATTTGAACCCATAATGATATTCTCATCTGCGGCGGTCAAATAACCAACCTTAACAGATTTTTTCTTTGATTTGTAGAATTTACCTTCAGATGGTAATTTTACCACATCGTGTGGTAAATTAAATTCTTGTTGTGCGTATTGTAATAAATTTTCGTCCATAAAAAAACACAGGGAATAGACCCTGTGTTAAATATACCATATTAAATTAATTTATCAATATAAAATAAAATACAAAATTAGTAAACTAAGATACAACGGTCCATTTGTAATGTAACGTCTAATCCTGCTAATTTGTCATCACTATATGATACACCATCCCAAGCGGATTTTGTAATCATACATTGTTCAAGAATCCATTTTTCCACAACAACACCTGTTGGGTCCAACATCTCAAGGTCAACATTCTTTTTATAACCTGCAGCATATCCCATACGACCTGTAACTGATTCAGCGTGTAAACGAACCCACTCCATAAGAGCTTGTGTTGCTGATGGACCAATTGGGTCACGGAATTTAACTGAGATTGGATTCCATTTAAATCTACCAGCTACATATGTAGAAGTGTTCAAAAATTGTATCTCAACAGGGTTAATATCAATACTTGGTCTTCCTGATGATTCTACGAACCATTCATTAATACCTAAAGTTGTGTCAAACCTAAGTATAAATCGGTTCGCTCTTTTTGGTTCGTAAGGAACCGGCATTTTCATTAATAAATCAGCCATGGTATATTTTTTTTTTAGTTTTTTGTTTTAGTTTATTTATTTATAAATACTCGTTGTTTGAAAATTTTTGTGTTTACTTTGATTTTTTAAAAATTATGATTCTTTAGTATCTGGTTTTAGTTCCTCCAGCAGTATAATAAGTCTTTAATACTGGTTCATCTTTAAAACTCTTCTTCATTACTTCTACATTCTTTAAGTCATCATCTGAAAAACCAATACTAGGCACAAATTTATTTTTCACATCATCTTTAACATATAATTTTTTACCCATTTCTTTAGCCTGTCCTTTTACATATGAAATAAATTCTTTCATTGCTTGGACTTTTAATTCCTCGGGGTTGGCGGCTCCTGCGTCTGTACCAAAACTAACAGGATAATATTTGTTCATATCCATATAGTCTTTTATTAATTCCATATCCGATTTGTCCTCCATATTTGAAAGGTCACGGAATTTTCTAAGATTCTTAATTAATAAGTCTTTATTAATACCCATATGGTCAGAAATAATAAGATTATAAATTGCGTCTTTAATTGTCTCGGGGTTGTGTCCACGTGCGGTGATTATTGAAAAAATTGACCCGTTGTTGATTGCCTCCACAAAATCAGACCAAGCGGGACCTGGTTTACCTTTCATGGTATCAATTTTAAATTGTTTATCACCACCCGTTCTAAAATTACGAAAAGGTTCGTCAGAATATCCAACTATTTTACTACCTTTGTAATCAAATGGTTCTACACCAATTTCACTTCTATATTCTGCAAAATCTTCTGTAGACATACCAACTTCATTGTCATTTTCATCTTTAACAATAATTTTTGTTGGCATCATCATGATATTATCATCCCAATCAAAGGCATAATATTTCATGTCAGGCGTACCAACATCATCAAAACCTTCAAGTAATGATGATGTTGGATTTAGTATTTTTTTTCTAATCATTTAAAGATTAAATATTTTCAAATGACGCTCCTGTTGGAGTTATTAAGAATTCAATGTCAATGAATTCCAACGCTTTTGTTGGTTTCAAGTAAATTTTACCCGACATAGTATTTCTGTCTAAATCTTCAGGTGAATTACTTACAGTAACACGGAAATCATATAAACCTCTGTCTCTTCTAATAGCGTCCAAGATAGGGTTAACTGAATCCAAGAAGTCTTGTCTTACCTTAGCGTCGTTTTGTTCAAACAATAATCTTACCGCCACCGCTGAAATTAACTTACGAGCTTGTAATAACAATCTTCTTACGTTAATTCTGTTAAGTGCTGTGTCAGCAATTTGTAATGTTTTATTACCCCAAATTACAGTTCCAACATCTGAGAAAGTTGCGATAGGGTTAATTCTACCTTGGTACAAAGTATCTCTATCTTCTTGTGTAAGCTTCTTACGTGCTTTAACAGCATTTACCAAACCTCTTGTGTAACCCGCAGTTGCGAACCATGGGAACGAAATGTTATCAGTCAACGCTAAGTTTCTACAAACTTCATTTGTTGGTGGTATGTAAATTTGTGTGTTATTTACAGTATCTCTTACCAAAATCCATGGGTAATAAGTTGCTGTGTAGTTAGAATCAATTCCTGTATTATCTAAGTTATTAACCGCTTCTGTTGGGTAGATGAAATCAGCTATATTTGTTACTGGTACAAACATTGCTGTATCAGGTGTTGTACAAATGTAGATTGAATCCGCTCTATCAAATGTTACCATAGAAATTGAATCCTCAACCAAGTTTGAGTTATTAACATAATCAATACCAGGTGTTGCAAATACATTTATGTTAACCGCTTCAGGGTTTGCGAAAGTATTAATACCTAACAAGTATGCGTAGTAGTCAGTATTTGAATAATCTGTAAAGTTACTAATAGCAATTGGTTTGAAAGCTCCCCAACCAGTTGCGTTAGGGTATCTTGTAGTTGGACAAGCTCCCGCTTGGTATCCACTACCACCTAATATAAATCTATCTGTATTTGTTCTACTTTCACTATAAATATCCCAACCATCAAATCCACCTTGTAATAATAATGTGAATTTTCTTGCTTGGATTTGGAAGTATGGATTTGCGGGTGTTTCAGGGTCAGATTGGAATGAAGCAACCCCACAATCAAACGCTGGTGTTCCTGAAGTAGTACCATAAGCAATATTTACAACTGTTGCTCCCGAATCCATGTGGAATCCTTTAGTTACAGTATCCCAAGGTAAAGCATCACCTTCAACACATAAATCAAGAGGTTTTTGTTTACCTTTATATTCAAAGAATAATGGGTCATAACCAATTTGAGATGAAATACCCAAATAAGTACTTCTTACTTTATCACCGCCAGATACCGCTTTGTTATCAAAACCTGTATATGAGAATGGTGGGTTTGTAACAATACCAAATGGTGGGTTGTAAATTACTTCACCTGGGAAGTTGTATGCCACTTTATAAACTGGGAATGGAGAAGTTGCTGAACCGTATGTTCTAATAACATATCCTTCAAAACCACAAGGTACACTTTCAGGATTTGCTTCAGTGTTCATCTCCAACATTATGTACTTAGAATTCAATGAGTATTCTCCATCACTAGTACCAATTTTAACACCAACATAGTTATTGTTTGTTGGGTCCATAGTACAATTTGTGTATTTTTCTATAACAACAGGATTAGCATCTGTATCAAAGAAATCACGAACCGCAATGTCAAAACTTAAGTTGTTAAATGAAATATTTTGGATTGAAATTTTAATTTGAGTGTTTGCGCTATTACCATCAGCAATTGAATAAAACTTAAACAATCTTTCAACTGTAGAACCATTAAGTTCAGATACAACCCACGGTGATTCAGGTGATTGGTATTGTTCCAAGTAGTTAGCAATTGTACCTGTAGTTACAGGGTTTCTTAAACCTGGTAAACTAATTAACGATGAGTTAATACCTCTGATGTAACCTTTGTTATAACCATAAGTCAACATTGTTTGGAATTGTTCTTCAACAAACAATGGTGTTTCAACTCTATTTTTACCGAAGTTAGAAATACCAAATACTTTTGTAATATAATTTGTGTCGTTACTATTCATAGACGCAACAAACGAGAACGAATCTGGTGTTTCAGCGTTGTCAGTATAACCTGAAATCGCAAATTGTGCGAATGGGTTTTGAGAAATTCCTGAATAAGAACCTGAATTATCTATAATAACATCAGTTGTTCCTGTAATTTGATATTGTGGACCATGATAGTCTGATGTAAACAACGAAACACCTCTTGAACGTAAAGTTGCAACAACAACATCATTCCAACCTTCATATGCAGTACCTGAGTATGTATAAGTTTTACCTGTGATAGTTCCTGAATAGTTACCAGAACCTAAATCAGTCATTGCGGATACTACGTTAAAGAAAGAATATCCTGTATAAGTATCTCCTGTTGTAATATCAAAGTTTGCGTAATACCAAGTATCATCACTTGGTGATGTAAAGTCAGCATCATAAACAGAAAGTCCAGACACATTATAAACGTTTGTCTGAGCGGTATATCCTGGTAATAACGAATTATAATCAGATGTTGACACGGTTCCAAAAATGTATGCCGATGCTCCTGAAGTAGTTCCTGAGTTATTAATGATTGTTTGAATTTGATTATATAAATCCGTAGTAATTGTTGATACACCACCATTATATTGTGTGTATGTATTTCCTGTTTGGATTATAGATGGGAATGATGAAGTATATGTAATAGCAGTTCCACCTGTTGTTCCCGTAAAGGTAACAGAGTATGTTGTACCTGTTGATACACTAAGACCCACAGTACTTCCGTCAACATTGGCAATTGTTGTGATTGACCAAGATGAACCCGCATCATAACCAGATAAACCCAACACCCTTGTTACAAACAATTGGTTAGATTGTTGAAGGTATGATTTTGCTATATAAGCCAACTCATATTTTGGGATTTGAGTGTTTACAAATTTTTCGGGGATGGTTCCACCGAAATATGATTCAAAATCATTATAATTTGTAATGAAGATTGGTTCGAAAGCCGGACCTGTTAATGTCTCCCCAACAAGACCAAGAGTGGTTACCCCCACACTTTGAGCTACGAAGCTAAGGTCTCTCTCTGATGTGTATACACCAGGAGATACGAATACTTTATTTGATACTGCCATTTTGTTTTAGTTATTCAGTTTTATTTATTTTATAGATAAATATTAACAGATTTAAGAAAAACTTTACTTTACGCCATCTATTTATAATATGGGCAGATTATTTTCTGCCTTTATTCTACCTATGGAAAAGAAAATAAAGAATTTGAAGATATCAATAGAGTCACACGATATTTTAAAGAAATACTGTGAAAAACACGGTATTAAGATGTATAGATTTTTGGAAAATTTGATTAAAGAAAAATGTCAAACTAAAAAAGACATTTATGGTGAATCATGAGTGGGGATTCCCATTTGAGTTTGGTTGTGGTGGAACATCATAATTTACACCAAACAATTTGATTGCGTAATTGAATGTTGATGGTAATGTTGCATCGGGTCTACTTGTAACAACAAGTCTTAAAGTATCGTTGGTATTGACTTGTATTAATGAAACATCACTACCATAAAAATCAAAAGTTAATTGTCCTTGTGGTTTTATATACACATCAAAATCGGTAATATTTATTTTTGTTAGTAAATTAAAATCACCCGTATAATCAACCATTAAATCAGTTTGTGTTGACCCACTTGGTACAGAAACACTTAAATTATATTCATCAATATTTTCGGGGTATTTTTTTCTTTTTGGTCTTGATGTTTGAGCAGATACTTCAAAAGTATTTAACACACGAGAAACCGCAGGGGCAACTTCAAACTCATCTTCATCCAATAAAAATCCTAACATGGTGAATTCATAATTTTGGATGTAGAATCTTCTTCTTTGAACATCAACAACTGATTCATCAGAAATGGTACCCATAATAATTGGAATGTAATGACCGTTGATTTGTCTATAGGCTTGTCTTGACGCAAAAGTTTGAATCACATTTTTGTTAAACTCATTTAACTCCCTCATTCTATTACAAACAATTTTTACATTATAGGTAATATCAACAGGAACGGGTTGTGGAATTTTATAAATGTCCAAACCTTTGATGTTTCCATTCCAAGACGGAACGGCTGCGTAAAAATATTCTTTTCTGTTTGGAATATTATAAATGATTGCGGGATTGCTTCCGTATTTAACTTCAGGTTGACGAACAACCGTAATAAAAGGTAATGTTGGATTACCATTCAAATCTTGAATGTTCCAAGTTTCTGTAAATTGAGCCCAGTTTTGTGTAGTAATAATTAAATCAATCATTGGTATTATACTACCAGCGACCGTTGTTTGCAAATCTTCTTTAACAAAATCTAAAAACCCCCTATCTAACTCGGGATGCATTAATGACTTTGGTAAAAAAGTTCCATCTTTTTTAATATCTTCAAGCAATTGTTCTCTACGAGCCAAAAGAATTTTTTCTGGCTTGAGATTGATGGTTGGAATAATCTCTTTTCGTTTTCTTGGTAATGCCATTATAATCCCATAAATTCGTTTTCACTTGCAGGTGTTGCAGTGTAAGAAAAGTAAAATCCTTTATATCCACCATAAGTGTGTTTATTGTCATAGTCAGGAATACCTGCGTCCATTATTGAATAATACCTAACTTCGGATTCTGTTATCCAATACCCGATATAATCACCCAATTCAATATCAACTTGTAAATCAGCGAGTTCTTGTTTATAAACGGAAAACTTTAACAAACCAGGTTCATTTTGAATAATTTTACTACTACCTAAAAATTGACTTGACGCTTCTTCAATCCTAACATAAGCATTAATTGATACGGGTGCTAAAAATTGTATTCCGTTTTGTTGTACCTCACCGTAAACATCATCATTAACTGTTTTTGTTCTATCAACCTTGTAAAGTACAATGGTAAAATTCATATCCCCACCAAGCCATTCACGACCCATAGAAATATCTAATGAGAAATCTTCCCCACCAAAAAATTTACCTAATCTTGTAATTGGAACGAGTTGTTGTGCCATACTTGATAAATATACATAAATTGATTATCTTTTATTAGATTGGAAAATACTGAAAACACATATAATGTCTCTGTGTTAGAAAGAAGGGCTCTTGATTTGTTAGAGACATATCAGGGTGCCAATAATTACATCATACGTTTAAGACAAAAACAAATTGATAATAAAAAGTTTTACCCAACTCGTGCTCAAGCCGAGTACATTATAAATTATCACGAAACCGCACCAAAGGTTGCGAAGAAATGGGTGGAACTTGATTCTTATTTTGCC